TGACTGGTGCAACCAAGAAGTCTGATGCTACTGCAAAACCTGCAGAGCAGCAAGCAAGTGCTAGACCAAGACAAGCATTACCAAAAGGTGATAATAGACCTGGAAACGTAAAGGTTGATTATAAACCTACACCACAACAACAGCAGGCAGCACCACAGCAGCAAGAACCTACTGAACGTCAGCAGAAGATTATGGCATTGAGACAGCAGTATGCTCAGCAGATGATGGCAAATCAGCAGGCAGCAGCTGCTCAACAACAGGCACAGATGCAGGCAGCACAACAACAAGCAGCAAAAGCAGCACAATCAGAGAGAGAAAGAATCGCTTCATTGCCACGTAGACATCAGGCAACTGCACTAAGAAATTCTCAAACCAGAAACTCGACTTCGGATCAAATATCACAACATATGTCTTGACACGCCTACATAAATATCCATAGGTGAATCTTATGGATTATGTCTCATTTGATTATTAGTAAGAAGAACGAAGTATATCTCCACATTCAAGCAGATCCTCACGTATATTATGAACTGGCAGATCAGTTCACTTTTGACGTGCCAGGTGCAAAATTTATGCCTCAATACCGTAGTAAGTATTGGGATGGAAAAATTCGTTTATTTAATGTGCAGACAGGGGAGATCTATGTCGGTCTGTTAGATAAAATTAGACATTTTTGTGAGTCTCACGAGTATAGTTATGAATTTTTGAATAATCCGTATTATGGATTACCATTTGAAGTAAATGAGATGATTTCACACGAAGGTGTGAAGGATTATATGACATCTGTCAGCAAATATGCCCCACGCGATTATCAAGTCGAAGGTGTATACGACGCTCTAAGACATAATAGAAGGTTGTTGATATCCCCAACTGCTTCTGGAAAGTCTCTGATGATATATTCGATTGTGAGATATCACGTTGAGCGAGGACAAAATACTCTGATAGTCGTTCCGACGACTTCGCTAGTAGAGCAGATGTATAAAGATTTTGCAGACTATGGCTGGGACGTAGGTTCATTTTGTCACAAAATTTATGCAGGTAGGGAAAGAGAAACTGACTCGCAAGTGATTATCACTACCTGGCAATCTATCTACAAACTTCCCCGCAAATACTTCTCAAGATTCAATGTAGTTGTTGGGGATGAAGCACACCAGTTTAAATCAAAATCTTTAATATCTATAATGTCAAAACTTTCAGATGCAAAGTTTCGTTATGGATTTACTGGCACGCTAGATGGCACGCAAACGCATAAGTGGGTTCTTGAGGGACTGTTTGGTCCTGCATATAAAATCATCAGAACTGAAGAACTGATGAAGAAAGGGCACGTTGCTAAACTGGATATCAATGTGCTTCTACTGAAGCACTCACCACATAAATTTGAAAACTTTGAGGAAGAAGTTCAGTATATCATTAATCACGAAAGACGTAACAAGTTCATCCGCAATCTTGCTTTAGATCTCAAAGGAAATACTCTAGTTCTTTTTCAGAGAGTTGAAGGTCACGGACAACCATTGTATGACTTGATAAATACAAATGTTGAAGATCGACACGTCTTTTTTGTTCACGGCGGTGTTGATACTGAAGATCGAGAAAACGTAAGGGAGATTACGGAGAAAGAAAACAACGCGATTATTGTCGCTTCATATGGTACATTCTCTACTGGTATTAACATCAAGAATCTCCATAATGTCATATTTGCTTCTCCTTCCAAGTCTAGAATACGGAATCTCCAGTCTATTGGACGTGTGCTTAGGAAAGGAAATAACAAGACCAAGGCAACACTCTATGATATTGCTGACGACATCTCCTACAACTCCAGGAAAAATTATACACTTAATCATCTGATTGAAAGAATTAAAGTTTATAATGAAGAAAACTTTAACTATGATATTGTAAACATACCACTTAAGAATTAATATGTCGGATGCTTTTTATAGCGCAATTAAATTAACTACCGGTGAAGAAATCTTTGCCCTTGTATATCCTGATGATACAGAGGGAGAGCAAATACTTCTACTGCAGACTCCAGTGATTATGAAAGTTATTAATACTCCAGGAGGGTCACTACTGAAGGTCAAACCATGGATGACATTGCCTTCTGATGATTTGTTTGTGATCAGAATGGATAAGATAGTTACTATGTCTGAAATTAAAGATGAGAATATGATCAGGATATATACTAACTACATCGAAGAGTGTGAAGAAGACTCTGCATACGAAAAAGAAGTAAAGAGCACTGAAGAAGCAACAATTACTAGTCAGATGGGATATATTTCTTCAGTAGAGGATGCTAGAAAACTTCTAGAGGATCTCTATAAACTTAAAGATATTAAAGAAAGCTAGTGTTTCTCATCAACCCTAACAAAGGTATTCTACTCATATTTCACTAAGTTGTCAAGTCCTGAAAATGTGCTATAATGTTTTCATAACAAGAGTTTATCTAAACTTAAAATGATATTATGTCAAGAAAGAAATCAGAACATTATGTAAACAACAAGGAATTGCTTGAAGCACTAATTGTTTATAGGACAAAAGTTGAAAAGTCTTACTTGAAGAACTTCGGTAAAGACCTCACTGAGCAACCAAAAGAAGAAAGAGCAAAGCATTGGGGTGATAAACCAAAGATCTCCAACTATCTTGGTGAATGTTTTCTTAAGATTGCCACCCATCTTTCATACAAACCAAACTTTGTAAACTATATGTTCAGAGATGATATGATCTCTGATGGTATTGAAAACTGTATTCAGTACATCCACAACTTCGATCCTGCTAAATCAAAGAATCCTTTTGCGTATTTCACTCAGATTATTCATTATGCTTTTCTCCGTCGTATTCAGAAGGAGAAAAAGCAGTTAGAAATTAAAACCAAGATCATCGAACGTACTGGATTTGATGAAGTTATGATGGTTGACGATAGCTTGCTTTCTGGTAGTAGTTCAGACTATAATGCTATCAAGGATAATATTACGTATAAGACTAATCGATGAAGATTGCTATTATCACAGATCAGCACTTTGGCGCTAGAAAGTCCTCCAAGTATCTCCATAATCATTTCAAACAGTTTTATGATGAAATCTTTTTTCCATATTTGGAAGAGAATAACATCACAACTGTCGTTGATATGGGAGATACCTTTGACAATCGTCGAAGTATTGATTTGTGGGCACTTGAGTGGGCAAAGGAGAACTACTATGACCGTCTAGAAAAGATGGGCATCAAAGTTCATACCATTGTTGGTAACCATACAGCATACTATAAGAATACGAATCAAGTAAATACGGTGGGACTTCTCCTTAAGCAATATCCCAACGTTTTTGTTTATCCAGAAGTTGAGGAAGTAAAATTAGATAAACTCAAAGTACTTTTTATTCCCTGGATTAACAACGAAAACTTTGAAAGTAGTGTCAATGCTGTCAAGAGTTCTAATAGTATATGTGCGATGGGGCACCTTGAACTAAACGGATTTAGAGCTCATCGTGGTCACGTTATGGAAGATGGTATGGCGTGTGACTTATTTGAGAAGTTCGATAAAGTGTTTTCAGGACACTATCATACACGAAGTGACAATGGGAAAATCTATTATCTAGGTAATCCTTATGAGATGTATTGGAATGACGTGAATGATCCTCGTGGATTCACAATCTTTGATACTGAAACACTAGAACATAATCATATCAATAATCCTTTTACAATCTTCCGTAATCTTTATTATGAAGATACTAACCATAAGTTATTTGATTTCAGAGACTATGAAGAGAAGATTGTAAAAGTCATTGTCAAGAAAAAAAGTAGTCCCAAAGATTTTGAGAAGTTCATTGATAAACTTTATTCAGTCGGTGTCCAAGACCTTAAGATAGTTGAGAACTTTGTAATTCAAGGTGATGATGATTTTGAGGTAGAGGAGACAGAAAATACAATTTGTATTTTGAATAGATATATTGATGAAGCAGAAATGGAATGTGATAAAAACATCGTTAAAGGAATTCTGCAGAAAATATATTCTCAAGCGTGTGAGGTAGAGTAATGTTTCTTCTTACAGTCAAAGATCAGAAAGATGACGGTGCTTATGCGGTCCACGACCGTAAGGGTAACAAAGTCCTCTTTCTCTTTGAAGAAGAAGATGATGCAGAACGCTATGCTATGCAACTTCACGATCAAGAAGATGCTGTGATGGAGGTTATAGAAGTTGATGGACCACTTGCAATTCGGACCTGTAAGTTGTATAATTACCGATATACTGTGGTTAAACCCAGTGACATTGTTATTCCCCCTAGATTAGATGATAACGTTCCAGAAAATCCGTTGGCGTAATTTTCTTTCTACTGGTAATCAGTTTACTGAAGTAGAATTAAATCAACATAGAACCAACCTTGTTGTTGGAACCAACGGTGCTGGTAAGTCCACGATGCTGGACGCTTTGACGTTTGTTCTATTCAATAAACCATATCGTAAGATCAATAAACCACAACTAGCAAATACCACGAACGAACGTGAGTGTGTGGTTGAGATTGAATTTACAATCAATACAAGACAATATCTTGTACGTCGTGGTATTAAACCAAACGTGTTTGATATCGTTGTAAATGGCACTCAACTGCATCGTGAGGCAGACGACAGGGCGATGCAACGTATCTTGGAAGAAAATATCCTTAAACTTAATTATAAGTCCTTCACGCAGATTGTAATCCTGGGTAGCAGCACTTTTGTGCCGTTTATGCAACTTACTGCTTCTAATCGACGTGAGGTGATCGAAGATCTTTTAGATATTAGAATCTTCTCTGCAATGAACAGTATTCTTAAAGAGTATGTGAGAGAGAAAAAGAATCAGGTTAAGTCTTTAGATCTGAAGAAAGAGACTTTGAAGGATAAGATGAAGATGCAAAAGAACTTCATTGAGGAACTTGAGAATCGTGGTAATGCAAATATTGATTCTAACAAAAAGAAAGTTGGTAGTTTAGATGAAGAGATTCTTCTTTATATGAAGCAAAATTCTGGTATAGAAGAATCTATTTCTCAGTATACGAAAGAGCAAGAAAGTGTCACTGGAGCAGATAATAAATTAGCAAAACTAAACAATCTAAAAGGTAAACTATCTCAAAAGGTAGGCACAATTACCAAAGAACATAAGTTTTTCACAGAAAATACGGTATGCCCAACCTGCACTCAGGATATTGAAGAAGAGTTTAGGTTAAATAGAATTGAAGACGCTCAAAATAAGGCAAAGGAACTTAGAGATGGTTATGAGGAACTTGAGAAAACAATAAAGTTCGAACAAGAAAGAGAGCGTCAATTTATTGCCCTTTCCAAGGAGATTACAAAACTAACGCATGATATTTCTCAAAACAATACTCGGATCAATCTCAATCAGAGACAGATCAGAGATCTTGAAAATGAAATTCAAACTATTACCAACAACTTACAGAACAGAAATACTGAGCATGAAAAGTTAGAAGAGTTTCGAGAAAATCTCCAAAAGACAATTGAAGACTTATCAGATAAAAAACAAGAAATCGTTTATCACGATTTTGCCTATTCCTTGCTTAAGGACGATGGCGTAAAAACGAAGATCATTAAGAAGTATCTTCCGTTCATAAATCAGCAGGTAAATCGCTACCTACAGATGATGGACTTCTACATCAACTTTAAACTTGATGAAGAATTTGGTGAAAATATTGAGTCCCCTATCCACGAAAATTTCTCATATAGTTCATTTAGCGAAGGTGAGAAGATGAGAATTGATCTAGCATTACTTTTTACATGGAGGGAAGTCGCTAGAGTCAAAAATTCTGCCAACACTAACCTGTTGATTATGGATGAAGTCTTTGACTCATCCCTTGACGGATTTGGAACAGATGAGTTCCTTAAGATCATTCGGTATGTTGTTCAAGACGCAAACATCTTTGTCATCTCACACAAACAAGATATGCTCGACAAGTTCGAGAGTGTGGTAAAATTTGATAAGGTAAAAGGATTCTCCCGTATAGTCTCATGAATATACCTAACTGGCAACATCACTCCAAGAAGGATCAAAAACGAACTCTCAAACCACAAGCGTTGAGAGAGCGTAGAGCAGCACTACAGGATCTAAAGCGTAAAATCAGATATACAACGTTTTCCCACGATACCATTAGAATTATATAAATATTTGAAAATAGTATAATACAATG